TATCAACAGGACTTGCACTGTTTGCTGTACCTCGCATTACCACATAGAAATTTTCTCTTTCCTGTGTACTATTTAAAGCGCCGGTCGAGAAAGGAAATACCTCATCAGCTGCACCAGTTGTAATAGTTACTGTACCATTTGTGGCAATACTAAGTGATCCAAATTCCTTTAGGAATCTATATGTGTTATCAATGGATCCGCCAGTATCTCTTAATGTTTTAATATTATTTGCAGGAATTGCAAAAATGGATCTGTTGAAAGTTGTGTCGTTGATAACAGCATTACCACCGGTTAATACCGTATCAGCAAAACCATCATGAGTTGAATCATTATAATAGACTGACCTGACATAACTAAAGTTATTTGCAGTCATATTAATATCATAAAGATATAGATTATAGCGTCCAGCCGCATCACCCTTTGTTCCAGATGCATATTCTACAGCACGAACACGAGCCTCTCCAATCTTTGTACCACGAGGTGTGAGTGAAGAAATAGAATTATTTGCAATTGCATTCATTTTTGTGTCGTATAATTCAACACGATCGTGACCATTCAGATCCCAGGTGCCTACGACATTATCTACAACTGTATAATTACCATAATTTGCAGGAATAGGCAAAGCTTCCACTGATTCATAATCTGTACCCTTATCAACATCAATATGATTTGTGATATGATTTTCTACTTCAAATCCTTTTACATATGCCTTACCAGGTCCAACATCAGCAGATAATTTATTAACATCACCACCATTGGCAGCTGTATAAACACCTTGATTTGTACCCGACGCAAGATGTTCTCTCAATCGAACATCGAGGCCTCGAACCAAATAATCTCCTGATTCATCAGATGTCCGACGAGCAATGTATTCATTAAGAATTGAATACATTGGCTTTTCGCCATTAAATTCAACTTGACCAGATTTTGTTCTAAATTTTTCAATAAAATTAGATGTTGCGGTATCAGAAATTTCCTTCGACACCAGCGTAGCGGTCAGTTTTAATCTATTTGCACCAGGCGCGGCATAGTTATATGAACCTTGAGCAGGATCCAACAGAGTAGAATCAGATGCTGATGTTACAATTGATTCCGTAATATCATATCCAACCTTTACAGTCGGTGAGGCTGAATATCTACCAATTACTAATGATTGTTCAGCAACTCTAATAAAATGATCCTTGGCATAAATGACACCGGTACCCATTGTAACTCTTGCTGCCCTGTTAGCAACAACACTGGCTGTACCGGTGATAACATTTGCAGAAAGAGATGTATTTGATGTAAGTACTTCCGCACTTGCAAATTTTTGTGTGGTATTATTTGCGCCTGAATTCTGATATTTAATATAAAGTGTTTTCGTATTTGTATCAGTTTCTGTACCATCAAGTGAATCATAGACAATTGCCGTCATACCGGTAGTACCACCAGTAATAAGAGATCCGACGAATGCGGCGGCATTTACTGTAGCACCGTTTTGATCAGCATCTCTAATTTTAACATAATCAATATTCCTGTCATAATTCATCTCCAAACCACGAACAGTACTGCCTTCAACAAAAACATGTTCAGCGAATCTATCAAGCTGATTCTGCTGAATTGTCTGCATCTGAGTAAGTTCGCGTGCCTGAACTGCCAGACCTGGACGATATAGGATTCTATGGAAGTTTTTACCTTCCTCAAAATCATCGTAATAAGGATCTACATTAAAGTCTGTTGTAAGAGATGCTGTATTTGCAATTGCCATTCTTTGAAATCCCTAGAACTTCACTACTAGTTTAATATCTTCGATTTGATCTGCGGCACGTGAAATAGGTGCTCTATTTTCAACATATACAATATCACCGAAATAAGGTTTGAGAACACCGTATGTGATTGTACCAAGTGTTGCTGTAATACCGCTTGTGAGTCCCGTAAGCGTTTCAGTTGTGGTAAATGTACCGTTAGATTTTGAATCAATTACGCGAACTGTACCAGCTGTATTAGCAGCATTTGTATTTGCAAAGCTCACCAACTTACCAGTAGCACCAGACGTACCACCACGAACTGTTTCATCGAGCGTAAATGCTCCAGAACCACTAACAGATGTTACTGCTAATTGAGTTGTCTGATCATATGATGTACCATTTGCTGCAGTACCACCAACATTAAGTAATGGATCCTTGACTAGACCTAATGTTCTGAAATCATTTGTAGTTGGGAATGTATTAGATGCTGAGCCACTTAACTGAACATTGAGAACCACATTATGCGCTGCTAGTTCTGAAATTGGATCTGAACCGTGGCCACCTGGTGGTGTAATGTATGCATTTGCGCTTGCACCTGTACCATGTGAACTGTTTGCACTGATAACAACATTTGCTTGTGAATAGTTTGATCCACTTGAAATAATATTAATATAATTTACTGCGCCTGACGTTACATTGGCATAAGCAGTTGCCCCAGTACCATCACCAGTAAATGTAATATATGGTGACACTACATAAGTTGAAGATGTGTTTGGTGTTGTACCAAAGATAGTTGCCAACTGTACAACTTTGGTTGCTCCATTATAGTCAGTAATTTCTCTAACCTGACCCGAACCGAGACCAGATGTAATATAAAGTGCTGAGCCATTATAGATATTATCGGTCGTATTAGCCGTAGCTGCAAGTGTCATGGTGTCACCATCAGCAACGGCAGCAAGAGTACCGGTATTTGTAAGATAACCAGAACCGCCAGCAAATACATCAACAACTTCGATGGCGCCATTTGAGGCCGCCTGTTGTACGTCCCACTGAGCCGAACCATCATCGGCTGAGAGTGTTTTAACTGGGATCCAATTTGTCGATAGGAATTTTAGAGCTTCACCTGAACCGATAGTATACAGGAACTTCCAACGATAACCATCAGCTGTAACAAGAGTGGATGTAGATGTACCTGTTGGCTCGACAGTAGATGCCGCGCCTTTATTATTAAACAAACATTTATATACGTTATAACTACTACTTACAATGTAGAAGGTATTTGAACTTGCTGGTTCTGAAAAGAGTGATGCATTAGCAATATCATACTCACGATATACCTTACCACTTGTCCAATTATATCGAGGCGCGGCATATGAAATGTCGGAGGTCTGAAGTTTCTTTGCCGCAATCATCTCTCTCCAGAAATCAAATTCTGTGTGCTGGATCGAGTCAACTGGAGCTGGTGGATCATTATCGTCTGCCCATGCGGTCACACGGGAAACAAATAGATACATTCTGGTTAAGGCAGCTTCAGTGAATGCCTCATAAAACTGTTCTGCATTATGCTGACGGAACTTTCTAGTAACTAGTCCTGGCATTTAATTTCGCCCTTTATACATCCATTTTGTTTTATTTATAATTCTAAGCTGAGGTATTTGAAACATAATAGAATACAGCATTGGTTGTCGTACTCTGTTCATATGCGGTATGTAATGTCATCACTGTGTTATTCGAAATTGTATTGGCAAAGTACATACCATTTGCTGTAGTACCAACAATAAGAATTGCGGTATTACCAGCCAATTCAGTGGTAAATGTCGATGAATTATTACCCGTGACATTAAATGAATCATTAGTGACATCCATACCACCAGTACCTAGGGTGAGCAATCTGGTATGTGTATTCATAGTTACAACTGGTGTAGTTGCAATTGTCTCGAGATCAAGTTGAATTCTATCTGTAACCGAGGATTCATAATCTATTGTTGGAATTGTGATGTCAATATCCGTAAATGATCGAATTCTACCGAACATTTTAGTACCGGCTGGATGTAAAATATCCTGTACTAATTTACGGTATGCATTTGTTGATTGTTCAGATTCAATCTCGTACGAGAATTCCTGATAATAGAAATTATCCTGTAGTTTATTGTTATAGGATAACCAACCCTTTGTGTCAATATATTTGCCTGAATAGTTCACAACACCTGAAACATTTGGATTTGCAAGAGCATCAGCTGTTCCAGCTCTTGTGATATTTGTAATTGTTATTGGATCATATCTACTGAAGTCGGCACCAAAATTAACCACACTTGCGGAAACAATAGATCCAGGAACATTATTGGCATGAACAACAGCATTTTGACCTTTACTGCCACCAGATCCATCCGGTAATAAAAGACTTGCAACCAATGGTTCGGTAATTGTGGCGGTTGGTACGGTTGAATATCCAGTACCGTAATTAGTTGTGGTGATGGATGAAATTGTACCAACAGTAGTATTTTGAAAATTTAATGCAGCATTGAGTGGTGTGCTTACATTTGCACTAGCCAGATTTGCGGATACTGATGTTGTATTTGCGCCAAGTGAGACAAAGGTTGGGCCAGTATTAATCACAACACTTGCCATAGGCTCAATTAAATCCTGGTTCAGATTTAAGACTTCGGTATCAGAAAGTGTATCAATTGTAAATTCAGTTCCGGTCCCTGATCCACCGGTAATGACAATCTGGGCTCCGAGTGTATAACCAGATCCACCATCATCCAAATACCACTGAATGGCACTATCACCAGCAACTTCTGTTACGGCACCGTTTGCACCGGACCCTGATGCTGATGCATATGTTACAACATCATCTACCTGATGAAAGGCACCACCATATGTTACTGATACACTTTGTAGTGGGCCGGTTGCACTAATAATGGTGGCAAATACCGTAGCATCACCTTCGAGTTGGATTTTTTCATTATCCTGGAAAGTACCAATAATATCAAGCAAAAAGATTTCATCAACGATAATACCACTCGAAATCGACTGTACAATTTTATCAACACGGGCTGTAGCACCGCTTGTTTGACCGACAATATTTTTATTTTCAAATAATGAAACAGCTCCGGCACGAGGTGCGGAAACGCGAACCGAACTTTCTAATACCCATCGACCATCCGATGCTCTAAGAATATCCTCACCCGGATAATAGAATTCAATTTCTTCATTATATAGGATACGGAATAAAAGCTGATAGGATGATTCAGAACCTCTTGCTCTATAAACATCCTTAATATGTTTTGCCAACTTTTGTCTATCGGCAAGAGTGGATCGTGGAATTGATCCTAAAATTTCTCTATGGAAATACTCGAGATATTTGTCATAGGTGTTATCAATATCCTGATAATTTAATAAATTCTTACTGACCTCAATAGCATTATTTGCCTGCTCCATCCACTCATAATATGATTTAAGAAATGCAGCAAATACTGGACCATCGTCACGAACGTAAAATGGTAATTGATTATCAATAATATTTGATATTTTTTTATCAGTTGACATTAGTAAACAATCGGATAGAGACCAGGATCAATTGATGTGGTAGTGACACCGGATGTAGTAGCAGTTACGGTGGTAGCTGCAACCACATTAGTCACATCATCAAGCAGAGTGACACCTGCTCCCGAAATTAATAGGATTTGATTTCTTGATGCTATTACATCATTTTCTGCAGTATCGGCAAAAATACTCAAATGATCACCAGTGTATGATGTTAAGGAAAATGAGTTTAAGGTTACAAGACCTGTGTCATAATCTACGGTACCGGCAGAAGTATTAGTATATGTTCTTGTCGATCCGCCTGTAATATAATAAATTCTAACATTGCCATTGCCATCATCATCTAAATAACTTGTTCTTCCATCCTTAATAAAGGAACTGGAACGAATTGCATATCTATGGCCAGCGTGTGGATTGTGCAATGCATTACCGAATGAAATATTATAAGTTGATGTGATGCTTGTACTTGGATTAAATCTTTTTTCGATTTCAATCGTTGTTTCATTACCGACAATTGATGAATCGGCACCATCAATTGCATTTACAAATCTTGAATATCTGAACCTTGTATTATCGAACGTCCCAAGATTGTTTGTTTCAAACGATGTAATTGCATTTAATACTTTTTGCTGAACTGCACCAGCGCTTAAAGTTGTTGCTGTATCATCGAATCTTGCGGTAATCGTAGGAATGATATACAGATACGTTGCATCAACAAATTCTGGATCAATACTTAATACGTTATATTTTTTCAGATCTGTTTTAATCTGCGTTTTACGAGTAGATGAAATTGTTGTACCATTGGTAGGTTTTACTGAAATGTATACCTTGCCATAAATTGGAGGATTATTTTCCTCTCCACCCCAAACACTTACCGATGACAGATCACCATTATCTCTTAAAATAATTCTTTTGTAATCGTTGGTAAGTACAGCTCTATTTTGGGTCTCGTAATTTTTAGGAGCATTAAATTTTACTGATTCATTTGATTCAACAGAAGCACCACCGGATGATGCAGCACTTACCGTTTTACTAAAATTTGAATATCCACCAACTGACGATGGATCAGTAAATGTCGAAATATCATTGCCCAGAGTACCGTTGCACACTCTATAATTTACTACAACAATATTTCCGTTTTGTGGTTTCTTACCAAGAACATCATCACCAAAATAAATCTCATAATAATTATTTTCAATTTCCTGTAAAAAGAATACAGCTGAATTTGCCTGAACTTCAGTAATATCATTTGCAAGATTATAACGAGTAGACGATGAATCACTGACTGATTCCTGTACATCTACTGTAATAGAAGTTGTATCAATATCTTCATTTTCTAATTTAAATTTTTCTGTTTCAATGTTATCAATCGTAAATCGGTGTGTTAATGGAACACCTTCTACAACTGTAATGTTACCACTATAATTATCGTCTGAGGATAATGTATAAGCTTCAGGTGTTACGAATTTGAGTGTTTGACCATCAACTGTTGCCTGCCATTCAGTGTCTTTTGCTACTGTTACTGATGCTGGTGAATCATCTGGAACCACAGTGAGAGTAAACTGAGTGTTTGCACCTCGTGCCGAACGTGGCGTATAATTTAGCATCTTTGCTCTTGAAACAACACTATCTCTTAACTGGGCTGAGTCAAGAAACATTTCATTGCCAACCATGCTGGTATAAAATGCATTTTGATATGTATTATAGGACAAGAGATCCAAAAGGAGACTGATTGCCGAACCTTCAAAATTAAAATCTAAAAATTCAGGCTGCTGGCGCAGATATGTTTTTAATGATGATTTAATATCATCAAAATCTAATTCAGTGACACTGATGGTGGAGTTTGCAGCCATTATCGAACTCTCTCTAACAATACGTTAACCTCTAGCGGTTCTGGTATGGTTTGAACGCTAAATTTTATTTTTACGGTAAGAGCATTTTGATCATCATAAACAGTCGTGATAATATCGTCAACAATTGCTCGAGGTTCATAGTTTTCTAACGATACCCTGATATTCTTTGAAATATTATACTCGGTAATTGGATCCATATTTTCAAAAAGTTGAGATAAAATATCTCCACCAAATTCTGGATTATATGGTCTTTCATAAAAATTTGTGAGTACTATATTTTTTACGCTCTGTTTAATTGACTCAGCATTAGTCAATACCTTTAGATTACCAGTCACAGGATGAACTGTCAGATTTAGAGGTATATCTCTAAAAATTTCTTGTTCGATTTCAGATTGCAATCTGGTATTTGCCATGATTCTACTCTTATTTTTTTATTATTTATAATGAAATTAGCCATCTGGTGTAAAGACATTTGGTGAACCTGCCGCCGTCGATGGACCACAATGTGGTGGAATCGGGCAAAGAGCATCAGGTGCAGCCGTATCGGCAGTATGGTTGACAACTAGAATACCTTCGCAGTAAACATTCTTTGCACTTGCATTTAACGCACCACCACCATGTGAATTAGGATCACCATCGACTGATACAAGTTGTCCATTTGCAAACACAGTGCTTTGTCCACTGACGATTGTGGTTGCGCCGCAAATTCTTGCATCACCATGTCTATGTACTGGTATTGTCATTTTCTTACTCGTTTAGATAGATGTTAGGTCCGCCGATAATTGTAATATCGCCGCCTGCAGTAGTATCCTGGGTTGCACCATAATTTTCCGTAACCGCTTTCGTCACGTTTGATGTTTGAGTACCAGAAACAGTCTCAGTATGATTTCCTTTTACAACCACTGTCTTATTACCATCAACTTGAATATCCCAATTGCCTTTAATATAAGTAAAACAATTACTGTCAATCGTTACATGACAGCTGCCTTTAATATTCACATAATCAGATCCAGCAATGACAACGTAGTTATTTGCTACCACTCGAGTCGATTTAGTACCATCAGCATCTATTTCAGCATAGGTGCCGGCGCGATGATATTCCTGCAATCGTTCGGCATCTGTAGTGTCATCTACCTCTTTAATATGACCGGACTCACTCTCGTATACATGATTCTTTGGATAAGAGGTATTATATCTAGCAACTTCTTTACTTGTCAGATCGGTGGTTTTTCTCTCGTTCCAAAATACAGTATTCGGATCTTGGTTGGCAATAGGAACTTCCAATGTGGCTGAAGTGTCCTTTGCTGATAACATGGGATGACTATCATTTCTGGCAAGTCTATTTGTATCAGGTCTTGCAGTCTCGTTTGTAACTGTACCTCGTGGATAAATTGAAGTATTTGGATCATCTGGTCTTGGGTTTGGATCATTGAATCCAAGATTTGGATTGCCTTGTTCAGTTGGTATGCCGGCAATGGAACCCATAATCACAGGTCTTTGTGCCTCTTCACCATCCAAAAAGAAACCAACAACCCACGAACCTTCAACGAGCCCGGTTGCCGATTGACCGACATCACCCATTGCTGCAGACGTAATAGCTTGGATTGGTTGCGCCCATGGTAAGTTATCTGTTGGTGTATCACCTTTGCTCTGGGAATGAAAGCCGTAACACCTCACACGACAACGTCCCAATTGCAGAGGATCGTTCCGATCCTCGACGACACCCATCCACCAAGTAAATTGTGTTCCCATATTAAGCATTAAACATCATCCAATGGTGGTAAAGGTTCTCTAGATTCTTCTTCAACTTTTTTGCCATAAACGTCTTTCACACATTCCATAGTGGTATAAAAGGACATATCCTGGACATTGATTGTATGACGTACAGCGGTCACAAAAAACCTTTTGTTATAAAGTAAATTTGTTCTTCGTAAATATTCCTGCACTTCTGTATTCTGAGGCAGTGTAAGTTCTACTATTTGCCCAACCTCAAGATCACTATTTCCTGGAACTGTAACCTCGATTACAATATTGTTTAATTGAACTCGAGATAAAACATCATATGATAAAAACTCATGCAGTTTACGAGGGTTTCTAATTTGCTGATCTGTTTCAATTGCTGTATTAGCAAAGAATGGATCATATACTTTTTCTTTTACATATGTCACCTGACGTGGATCACCAATATTAGATGGTATAAAATATTTGTAGGACGATTTTGATACCTTCTTAAATACAGAATTTTTTGCATATAATTTCTCGTTAGGTTTCTTTTCCAAGTGTGAGAAATTTTCTGCATCTGTATCATAAGTAAATGTAACTTCGGTAAACTTTTTTAGAATCGGATCAATCGTTTCAATATCATGGCTGTATAAACCATTCTCAATATTTTCAATTGTATCGACCTGTTTTAAAACTCGCACATCTTCAATGAGTTGCCGCGGGTGGATTACATCACCACCCTCTGTGAGTGGCTTTTCGGTGGATGCCTCACTCAAATAAAACTTTTCAAATACTTCACCTTGCATGAGACTATCAATGGTTCTGAAATTCCAACCATCATATGATTCATAAAATACAAAATTAGATGCCTCACTATTATCGTTTAAAGTTTCTGACGTATTAAATTTACCTGCAAAATTATATGTGCTGAGATTTGATCCTGACTTTATCCTACCTTCTCTGGCTGCCATATTAATTGCCGTAAATGGTTTTTCACCTGGAAAATTAAGATTTAAATTTTGTAAACTATCTTGAACTTTTAGATTTTTCTTTTTTACAATATAATGTTCAGCCTCAGTTGGCTTAAGAAACTCATCGTAGATATTTCTTGTGATTACATCTGCTGTTAAATCCTTATAGGATTTCTTTACCGACAGTCGGTGATTATTAATAACCTCTTGAGAAACACCGGACAAAACATATGTCTCGTTTCTTTCCGCACCTTTTTTACGATTACTTACTTTATAAATTCTAAAAATATAAGTGCGGTAATCTAAAAAACCTGGTGTGCCTAATTTTAACGAAAGTGTTTCATCACCAACTATCGGTAGAAATTCTACAAGTCCCATAGCATCTGTAATTACGAGTTCACAATAAATTCCATTATCCATAAGATCATGGAATATATCTATGCCCATCACAATATCTTTAATGTTTAAGGCATTTTTACGAAAATTAAATAGAGTACATTCAGCAAGATCTATATTTTTCGCATTATACCGCTGTGATGATAAGGACGCCATTATTCAAAAATACTTTCCGCTTCGGAAATAAAGTTATCAACATATTCTGATCTTAAAACACGAATATTTCTTTTTGCATCATTTAATTCCTCTTCGTATGTATAGTTCGACACCTCACGTTTGGAATCAACTGGCAAACCAGCATAGGTAGTTGCATCAACAATTAATTTCTTTTCTGGTACAATTGTACCATCATACAGAACTTGTTTTGACTGATATACCCATTCATAATGATGAACTGTATTTAATGCTGATTCAACTGTCGTATATTTTGCTTTGATGAAATTAATAAATGGCTGATAATCCAAAGGCCAGTCATAGTATGGATCAATTATATCATTCACAACATAGATGATCCAATCGAGAGTTACATCATCATAATATCTGTGAGCAATAAACTGTGCAGTCTGTCCTTCCTCAACATCGTGCCGATAATATACCGCAGATCTGTCTCTCCATGAATCCTTAATCTTATATCGGACCAAAGGATTTTGGATTGTTCTTGGCTTATTATTTTTTAACAGATCATAATTAATCTGTGGATGGGTTTGAAAAAAATGTGCCATTTTTATCTATCGCTTGCCTGAATATCACCACGTGTGATGATAGATGTCTCCTGGAATGATAGCTCTAACTGAACTGATACTGGTGCCTTTTTACCATCCTGACTTGTATGATACATTGGACCATCTGCATGATAATTTACAGAAATGGATTTTAAGACAGATGGAGCCATATTATAAAGAAAATCATCGTAATGAAAATCAACATCAAACTGGTCTGGATAAGATAGAAAAACAGACTGTCCAGCAACCTGGCCAGGTGTACCACGACCTGGAGCGGCATGATATTTTAGAACTCTCACAATATCATAAATTGATTGTGATTCTTTATAATTTCTTGCCACTAACTTCCAAGAAAAACTATGTTCTCTCATTGCCGGTGCATCATAAATAAGAGCCTGAAAAGGATTTCTGGCAATACCAGCACCACCTAATGCACCCTTTGTAATATTTTGTAGGCCGGGTGTATTTTCTGCAACGTTTGTGACCTTTGTAGCTGCACCAGCAATAACACCCTCAATATCTGTTCCACTTGTAATTTGATCAACAAGACTTGATACGCTAAAATTACCACTGCGAAATTGTCCAGCGGCAGCGGCTCCAGCTTGTGCCGCAACAGCTCCTTCTGGTCCTAATGATTCTGCATTATAGCCATGGCTATATCCAGTTGTAAGGTTTGCAGGCATGGGTAAAAAGATTCTACAATAATCATCATTAATTGCAGAATCCTGTCTTCGCATTAATTTATGCGCAAAGACTCTAATTGCACACCAATGATCTAGCTCAGCAATATCGTCAGGAAATCTTAAACTCTTTGCACCATCGTTTTGCAACTTTGATGCAAGTGCTGTACCTCGGACGGCAGCGCCTTCATTTCTTTTTGGTATAATAGGAGATGCTTGGGTACCCATATAAATATTTCCTTTGAACCTTTTAAGATATTTATAATGGCAAGCCTCAAAGGTCGCTTTAAACCAAGAAATACCAGCAAATATAAAGGTGATCCTACAAACATCATCTATCGCAGTTCGTGGGAACTCAAGTTTATGAACTTCTGTGATTTAAGAGAAGATGTTTTACAGTGGCAATCCGAAGAATTTTTTATACCATATAAAAATCCAATCGACGGTAGAATGCATAGATACTTTCCGGATTTTCTGGTAAAGGTACGCAATTCATCAGGTATTGTGGAAACGTGGGTGGTCGAAATTAAACCTGGCCATCAGACTAAGGAACCTCGGCCTCAAAAGAGATTAACCAAAAAATATCTAAACGAAGTCAAAACATATGCAATCAACAAATACAAATGGGACTATGCCGAAGATTGGTGTAAAGACCGTGGATACAAGTTTGTAATATTCACGGAACGAGAACTCAATATCAAGTGAATCATTATAAATAATGAAAAGGAGTTTTCATGGTCGCATATGTTTTTGATAAAATCCTTGCGAAAGGTGTAAAGGATAATCAAATACCAGCCCGAACAAATGCATCCAGAGAATGGTTTAGAGAGACGGCTTCCTCTACTCGTATTTCTCCAAATGCATTAATTCGTGGTGCGGCACAGAAGGAAGGTGGTAGCGCATTATTATCAAGACCAATTCAAGGTAGTTCCGGTGTTGGTAGAATGTACACATTTTTATATGACCCAAAAACAAAAAGAGAATTACCATATTATGATAAGTTTCCATTGATCTTCATGCTGAAACCGCTCGATGATGGATTTTTAGGTTTAAATTTACATTATCTGCCACCTCAGTTAAGAGCAAGACTCATGGATGCTTTATATGATTTGGCAACTGATAAAAGATATGATGAGAATACAAGACTGCGACTTTCGTATGAGAGGCTACAATCAGCCTCTAAATTTCGTTTTTTCAAGCCTTGTATTAAAAGATATTTAAAGAATCATGTGAGGTCAAGATTCGTACTGATAGATTCCACCGAATGGGACATGGCACTATTTTTACCAACCGAAAGATTTGTTAAGGCAAATAAGAACAGTGTTTGGCGAGAGAGTCGTCAAGCAGTACGAGGACGATAATGACTTTTAATATAAACCGATTTACCGCGGCTATAAATGATACAGGTGCGGCCCGTGCTGATTTCTTTGAGGTAAGATTTACTGGACTGCCACTCGGTTTAGGCATTAGGGATACTGAAAATTTATCTCTACGAGCCGAACAAGTGACTGTACCACAAAGGGCGGTCACACCACTTGAATATCGCGATTATGGTGTTCCATATAAAATTGGTGGTATTCCAAACTACATTGAAATTGATATGACATTTATTTTAAGTGATGATCTCCAGGAGAGAGAATTTTTTATGGCTTGGCAAGATTTAATTACTGGTCAACATCGACGAAAAAATGGAATCTCGCGAGGTAAAGAATTTGATATTGGGTATTTTGATGATTACAAATGTAGTGGTATTGAAATTTTACATTATACAGGCAAGCTGGATGATGAATTGACACCTTCGCATTCAATTAAATTAATTGATGCATATCCGTTAAATGTTGCGACACTCAGTCGTGCTTGGGCTCAGCCTGATATCCTAAGACAACAGGTGACATTTACTTATCGGTACTTTACTGAAGAGACTCTTACATCTCTTCCATTTAAAGATCCTGATATTGATATTACCGATATTAGGAATGAAGCAAGAATTCGACAAGAAGGTGAATTTGGAAATTAACTGAACTGAACTGAATAGGAGTATACTATGCCTTTACCAAAATTGGTGACACCAGAATTTACGGTGATGATTCCATCTACAAAGGAACCGGTGAAAATCAGACCGTTCCTTGTAAAGGAAGAAAAAGTTTTATTCATGGCACTTGAGGGACAGGATGCCAAAGAAATAGAAAATGCAATTCTCAATGTATTGGAGGCTTGTATTATCACACCCGGTATCAATCTACAAAAGTTGCCATCATATGATATTGAATATCTATTTCTACAACTGAGAGGTAAGTCAGTTGGTGAAGAGATTACAATGCTAATGAGACATATGGATAATACCGACTGTCAACATGTTACTGAAGTTAAATTCAATGTAGATGAAATTAATGTAAAATTTAACGAGAATCATATTGATAAAATTGAGATTGGTAATGGAATTGGAATTAAATTCAAGGATCCATCTCTTTCGGAATTGGTAAATGGCACAATTAATATTACCGATGATGAATATGATTTGGTAACTGGTGTCGTAGCAAATTGCATTGAAATGATTTGGGATGCTGATAATGTATATGATGATTTTACTATTGATGAAGCAAAAGAATTTTTAAGCAATATGACTCAGGAACAATTTGTAAAGCTACAAACTTTTTTTGATACCATGCCAAAGTTGAGTAAAAATATCGAATGGAATTGTACGGCATGTGGCGAAAGTGATAGTATTATTGTAGAGGGGCTACAGAATTTTTTTACATAGCACTCAGCCATGATTCATTGGCCAATATGTATAATACTAATTTTGCTTTAATGCAGCATCATAAGTATTCATTGGCTGAGTTAGAAAATATGATACCATTTGAACGTGAACTCTATACACAGCTATTATTACACCATTTAGAAGAAGAAAAACGAAGGTTAGAACAAAATGGCTGAACTCCAAGACCTATTGGAACGAATGAAAAGAGAAGGACAACTCCTTAGAAATGAGGGAAAGAATTCTCTGAAGCAGACAAATCGTATTCTCGGCGAAATGAATGCGGAACTTGTCGAAATTGGCAAGAGTCTTGGCGTTATTCGTACGATCGGTGTCGGTGGTCTAGGTGGTGGGGTAGTACAAGTCGGCGGCGGCAGTGTTACTGCAGCTGCAGTAACACCAGCGGTCCCTCAACGATCAGAAGATCCAGAGCTTGGTCTTGGTGGATTACTTAAAGCAGCAATTCGTAATCAAACATTAGGTCGAGTTGAAAGAGGAGCAGATGCTGCAAAGGAAGCGGCTTTAAAAAAATTCCAGGAAAGTTTCCTTGGCCAAGGTATTGCTAGAGGCCGAGAGGCAATCGGCGAAAGAAAAGAAAGCTTTGCTGAAAGCTTACGTGGTTTGGCTGGTTTACAAACTAATGCCGAAAAAAGAGAAATTGAAGAAAAACAGCTTGCAGAACAAAAAGCCACTCGAGACGAAATAGAAAAGCTTGTAGAAGTTCAGACTGCATTCCTTGGTCTTTCACAGAAGGAAGCAGATGCCCTAAGAAATGCAGAACTACGTAAAAGAGATCTTGAGGCCGAAGGTGCAACTCCTACCGCTGCTATGATGGGCGGAGCTGGTGGTGCTGGCGGTGGTACTGGCGCTGGCGGTGGTGCTGGTGGTGGTTCTGGCGGCGGTAAGATGGGTGGGATAATCGGTAAGTTCTTTGGAGGTCTAGGTGGTGGTTTATTAGCAGGATTTGTGTCGGCGCTCGGTAACCCATTGATGTTGAAGAGTGCTGGTATATTCGCACTCGTATTACCCCTCATAGGTGTAGGTCTGGCTGGATTTGTGGCAGCGATCGGTGTTGGATTTGCCGCGGCCGCCGCTGTTGTCGGTAAGGGACTAGAAGTATTAAATCCCGCACTGGAAGAACTAGGTTATTCGCTTAAACCATTTGAAGATATTAATGGCGATAAATTAGCAGCCGCCGGTGATGGTATGGCTGATATGCTAGGTGGACTAGTATCAATTGGAATTGGCGGTTTAATTTCTGGTTTAGCTGATACATCGAAACTGAATGAACTTGCCGATGTAATGAAGAAATTTAATGGTGTAGATGGCGAAAGATTGAAACTAATTGGCCCGGCCATGCAATCCATCGGTGGTGGATTGGCAGCATTAGGTGGTAGTGGAGTTATTCAAGGGATTGCTGGATTAGTCGGTAGCGATAGTCCAATTCAACAGTTTGAAACCCTAACCGTTGCACTAAAGAAGTTTGATGGAATTAATACCGATCATTTGATCAAGGTTGGACCTGCAGTCAAATCACTTGGCGAAGGTCTTTCAGCAATGGGTTCTGGTGGACTTAAGGAGGCGGTCGGCAATATTGTCGGAGCATTTGGTAGTCTCTTTGGAGTAGAAGAAGAAGATCCAGTTGAAAATATTAAAAAGTTTGCTACACTCGGTGAAGGCGAAACTGGTACTAGTCTGATAAAGGCAGGTAATAGTTTGGGAGCCTTAGGTGGGGGAATGAGCGAATTGAATAAGTTAGATACCGGTGGTATTTCTAAATTGGCTGAGGATATTATACCACCACTCACCGATCTGGGTAATGCCTTTAATAGCGAAGTGTTTATGTTTGGTGATGAGAATCCAATCACCTCAACACTTAAAGCCTTTGAAGGATTAAAAGAACTCGAAAATATTAACGGCAAAGAAACTAAGGTAAAAATAGAGGCCATTGCAGAAGGACTTGAGGATTTTGCAAAAACACTAGATGATGGTGAAATTGAAACTCTTGCACAATATGTGAGAGAAGTTGCAGGTCCAATTCTTGCTCTCACTGGTAGAGGTGGCGACGGTGGTGGTAGTGGTGGTAGTGGTGCTAAAGGTGATGGTGGTGCTCCTAGAAATGAGGACTTTGTCCCGGGGACATATGAAGCCATGCTGGAGGATGCACGAAGAACATTCGAAGCTACCGGTGATAGGTCAGCGATTGAAAATGTCCAAAAAGATAAGAGGGCAGGTGTATTTGATGAAAATGTCCAAAAAGATAAGAGGGCAGATGTATCAGACTTTGATAATTCGAATATGAATGCATACGAACGGAAAAAGGCAAGGATTGAAGCTAAAAAACGGCTGATGCGGGCAGATCCTAACACTCTTATAGTGCGGGACGGCCAGGTTGTACAGGAAGGTAATCTTGGATTAGCACCTGGCCAAAAGTTTCTTACAAAGGAACAGTATGATAGGATTATTACCGATCCAGCAAATGAAACTAACAATCGCCTTAAAGATATTGCTACGAGGAATTATTTACAAGGACAACAAATAAATGCAGGATCAAATGATGTTGCATCAGCTCAAAGACGTGAGGGTGCACCAACCGTAGTTGCACCAACAAATAATAACCAATCGACAACGGTAAATAATGTAAACAACTCTAGCAGCGGTGGAGGCGGTGGTATATCTGCCCGGCGACCACGACAGATTCGTGGTGGTATGTATGATGCTGCTCTATAAGTACAGAAAAAAGGGAGGCCCTAT